CAAATCGTGTACTCGTTTTACAAGTACAAGCTACCCTATACAGATGAACAAGAACAAAAGGTTATTGCCGCGTTCGAAAGAACCGAGCAAGAACTTGAGTCTACGGACCTTGAGCTTCCTTCTCAGGAGGCTCTTAGGTCTTACACTACTAAGTGGCGCCATCGTAGGTTGCAGAAACCTAGAATTGGAGTGGGAGAAATTCCACCTCCATTTGCCGAACATGTCGGAGACTACCAAGTCTACGAACGTGTCCGCCGACGTCGTCTCGAAGTAGCTCGAGGTGCGAGAGAACTCCTTCACGGAGTGTTCGCATTCTTCGATCCCTTAGCGATACATCCAAAGCACGGACCGGGCGCCGTCTCTACAAAAGAGAGGTTGCACGAGAAGTACACCTGGACTAACGTTAGTGATCGAATTACAGCTAAGTACCCTTTCGACGCATACTTTTGCGCCTCACAGGGGCATGTCTGTGATAGTTATAGCGGTTTCTCCGCTGTAACTGGAATATCTAATTCGGCCCGGGTTGTCCTGGTGCCGAAGGATTCTAGAGGGCCACGCCTTATCTCTTGCGAGCCACTGGATAACCAGTGGATTCAGCAAGGGTTGGGCCAAGCCATCGTTAGACACGTGGAGCAACACCCCGACACTAAGTGTCGAGTGAACTTCACCCTGCAGGAACCCAACAGAAGGGCGGCCTTAATAGGCAGCGAATCTGGGAAGTACGCGACCTTAGACCTCAAAGAGGCCTCGGATCGCGTTTCACTGCAGCTGGTTCGCCTACTCTTCCCGGAATACCTAGTAGGTTTCCTGGAATGTTGTAGGAGTTTGTCTACGGAGTTACCAGACGGAAGGGTTATAAACCTGAGAAAGTTTGCGCCAATGGGAAGTTGTTTATGCTTCCCTATCATGGCGTTAACGATCTACAGTATACTCTACGCTGGGGCTCCTGATGCAGATACGCGAGAGCGTATCTTAGTGTACGGTGATGATGTGATCGTCCCAACGGCTTTCGCCGGAGACGCGATGGTGCTACTTGAGTTATTCGGTTTAAAAATTAACCGTGACAAAAGTTGCACGAGTGGATTCTTTAGAGAATCATGTGGCATGGACGCCTTCAAAGGCGTCGACGTCACCCCCGTTCGTTTACGAACGGTACTTGCACATCATCAATCGCCCGACGTCTTTTCATCTTATATCGCTTTCGCGAATGAGATGCATCGACGACAGTTCTACTCTACCTACGACAAAATCGTAGAGTGGTTGGTCTCCATCTATGGACCGATCCCAGGCTATGACAGTCGTCTCGACTGTCCAAGCCTCAGAGTAGCACCGGACTACAAACGACCTCTCCAATCCAGGTACCATCGGAGCTTTCAGAAGCTCCAATACAGGGTCTGGGATGTGAAGTCTCCTTCAGTACATCAGGAAATCGATGGGTGGTCGATGCTTTTACGCTTCTTCGCAGAAGCTGGCAAAGACCGTCCGTTGGATCTCGCTGAGGCAGAGATAGTAGACAGGCATCC